TTAGTGAGGGTTACTTTCCTCTGCTGCCATTTTGCTGCCAATCTCTATCAGATTCAGCGGATTGAAATCTATAGCTTCGTTGAGGTGGTTTGGTGAGAAATGGGAGTAACGCATTGTCATCTTTATATCGGTATGTCCCAGTATTCTTTGTAGTACCAAAATATTACCGCCCGCCATCATGAAATGGCTGGCAAAAGTATGCCGTAACACATGCGATAGTTGGCCAGCCGGTAAGTTAATCTTTGCCCGTTTTAATGCGGTTCTAAAAGCTGAATAGCAGGATACAAAAAGCGGTTCGCCAGACTCTTTTTTAGGGATAGATTTTATTAATTCTTCACTTACCGGGATTGTTCTGTTTTTCTTGCCTTTGGTTTTAATGAATGTGATCCGGTCTTTGGTTATTTGAGACTGTGATAATGATTCAGCCTCAGACCATCTGGCCCCAGTTGCTAAGCAGATTTTAACCACGGTCAATAAATCGCTGGCATTACTGTTCGCGCATTCTGTCAATAGGGTGTCAATTTCTTCTAATCGAAGAAAAGCCATTTCACTCTCATCCGTTCTGTAGGGGCGAACGTTTTTTAAAGGGTGTTCGGCTTTCCATTCATCCAATCGAATTAGCTCATTAAACATTGCTCTGAAATAAGCCAGTTCAAGATTGACTGTGCGTGGGCTAACTTTTTTCACCCGTGTATTACGTTGTAATTCTCCGCTTAAACGTTTTTCTCTATATTGAGAAAATAGCTTTGCGTTGAACTCAGTTGCTAAAGGTTTGCCCATAGATTCGTAGGCATAGGTCATTGCATCCTTTCTTCTATCACCATCTTCTAATGTGACGCCATGTGCTCTATGCCATGTATCAATTAAATCAGAAACAGTTCGCTTGTCCTGCTTTTCACCCAGCCATGGTTTTTGTTCGGCTTCATCTTTGACGTGGCGCTCATACGCTAACGCTTCCCCTTTAGTAGAGAATTGTTTTCGTATTCGTCGCCCCTCCCGCCCATTAGGGAAACACTGTACTTGCCATTTCCCCGTAGCGAGTTTTGATATTGCCATTACGCACCTAAGACTTTAGATTTTTGCACCATAAACTCTTCATCACTTAAAATCCCACGCTCTTTGAGTGATGCCAGCTTTTCTAATTGAGCAATAACATCGTTTTCCTGAGCTGGAGCTTTAGCGGTTTTAGATTCAGGGGCCGGATGTGTCAGCGCATCTCTTGCACTGTTCACTAGGTTGGTGAATGGCACTACACACCCTTTCGCAACATTTGAAATTGTGTAGTTTTGGCCTGAAGTACCCACAGAAATCTTGCCCATAAGTATCCCGGTCTTACCGCCGACAGAAACAATATTCGCTAAATTGATAGCTACCTGTTTCAAACCAAAGATCATGCCTTTATCCAGAAATATTATGCGCTGATTAGTCAACGTTATAAGCCAGGTATTTCCGTCCATTATGCCCGATGCGACGGCTAACGGTTCTTCGCCATCATGTAAAATTTTGGGCAAATGGAAAAACTCTTTCTTAGTACCAAAAGGCAAATCACTGACAGCTTTTGACAGACGTTTGAACTCATCATTAAGTTGTTCTTTCGATGCTACTTTATAATTAATCATGCTTTAGTCCTTTAAATTTTGTCTTTAAGAGCAAGTCATTACGATACGGCCTAATACCTTTATATCCTCTAGTTCACAGTCAAACGCCACGCCAACACCACTAACTCTAACTCTCCGAATCGGGATGCGAGTTAAGTCACGAATGCTGATTTTTCCCTCAATATCAACCAGCCATTTACCGTCGTACACTTCAGTAAATTTACAATCAACAATGTATTGGATTTCACCATCAAGAATTACTTGTGGCTCCTTCATCGGTGGTTGAGAGGGCAGGAAAAAAGCCTTATCAAACATTAAGTAGTTAGCATCAAAAAGTTGACCATCAACCAGTTTCTTTTTACGTAGTTTTAAAACATCTAACTGTTCATTATCAAATTTTCTACCTGCCCCAGTGACAAGCCATTCCAAATTAACCCCCGTCTCCGCTATGCATCTGATAGCCAAGTCTGATGGGAAAATATTGCGCTTATAACGCATAGATAAACTACTGGCAGAAACATTGAGATGATTGCAATAGTCAATTTTTGATGTGAAACCATACGCTTCAATGATCCGGTCAAGGACTTCCCCCCCACCTGTTTCAAAACTTACACTTAACATTTCGATGATTCCACGTTGACTATTAACTAATAGTTAAGTAGTCTCCGAGTTGAGGCTTAACTATTAGTGAATATTGGTGAGTATTAGTGAGCTTAACTTAACCGGAGATCATGCCCCATGAGACCAAACATTACAATCGTCATCCCTACACCTTATTTGCCCCTGGCTGAGTATTGCCGTCTGCACTCCTTATCGATTGATACAGCAAGAGATATGGTTGCCGATGGCCGATTACCGATAAAACCGAAGGGTGATAAGCCAAGGGCCGCAGTTGAAGTCAATATGGCCAAGTTAATCGTACAGGCTCTTTCTGAATGTAACATTTCACTTTCTGTTTAATTCATTCTGAATCTTTAGGGTGACACTAACCATGTTTGATTTTTCTGTTTCTAAACATCCGCACTTTGACAATGTATGCCGCCAGTTTCCAACGCGCCACAATCTGACGCAGTTGGCCAAACAGTTGGATATGAATGCTCAAACGTTGCGGAACAAGCTCAACCCGGAGCAACCGCACCAGCTTACGGTTACTGAATTGCTTGCGATCACCGACGCAACAGAAGACGCCAGCCTTATCGATGCCATGTTGGCGCAAATAAATTGTATGCCGTCAGTGCCAGTAAATGAGGCCAGCGCCGATAACATTTCTACCTACGCACTTAAAGCAACTGCCGCAGTGGGTTCTATTGCAGCCGCTGCGGTACAAGGCAACCATAAAACAGCATTCAGCAAATCAGCCCTGCTGGATAGTGTCAATACTGCGATTCGCCACCTGTCACTGATTGGTCTGACAGTGCAATGTCGCATTCAGTCAACCCCTGCGCTTGCTTCAACCGTTGATGTTATTAGCGGATTGAGTGCTGTCGCCGGTTTGAGTTGAGGTGTCTTTATGATTATTTCTATTGCCCCACTGTTAAAACAGCAAAGCCCGGTAAACCTGCGCCATTTCGGCCACGGTATGCTGGAGTTGAAGAACGGCCAGCGCTGGAAGCCGGGAAGTAATCAAAAGGCGCTTTTACAAGAATTGTCCTCTGCAAAGAAGACACCAATATTACGCCGTCTGTTCGGGCGTTGATTGGGGGTTATATGCTGCAATTAACGGAAACTGAAAATAAAAGGATGATTGGTATTACCAGAATCTCTGAGATTAAAGGTAAATATTTTCACAATAGAAGTAGTGAAAATATTGCTCAAGAGACTTTTGATAAATCACCGGAAAGTCTACGTAAAACAATTTGCATGTATGCAGGCTTGAAAAGCAGACATGTAACAATGACATTTTCAGAGCTTAGTTTATCTGAAAGAGTAAAGGTTGTTGATGCTTTAAACGCATTAATTGATTTTGTTAATTCATTACCACCATTTATTAGCAACGATGATTGCACCCTGAATATTAATAATTAACCAAGTCACAATATATGGCGTTTTACTCGCCGGGTTTCGTATTGCCTAAAAACAGGAGTTATTTATGCAGAATACACCACAAAAAATATGGATTGGCGTAGACCATGCCAAGCCGGGTAGTGAGAACACCACCGCAATCATATCAGTTGAATCAATGGAACTGATGCTCAATGACGCGCGCAGGGATGAGCGGAAAAATCAGGCTGAACTTGTTGCATTACGTTTGGGGGGGGTGGTCAATAAAATTCTAAACCGTGAACTGAACGGTGTAGAGGCGGCGGAGTTGCTTAACCAGCTTGCCGAGGGGATTCTCAACCAAGCACAGGCGCAACACTGATGATTGATGAAATTGTCATTGATGCTCGTTACGCAATTACTTTGTGTGAGCCAACCAAAACTCTAGGCCGCATTCCAAACCTCGTGCTTAACGAGATTAAATTCACCAAAGAAAATGAGAGGGTATTGGCGGTAATTGCTCACTATCCGACAAGAGTTAGTTTGGTGAATGATTTAGTTCATCATCGTATTTATCGTTCAGGCATTAATTCTATTTCGGCACTAGTCGAGGAAACCAAGCGCCTTGCTGAATTATGTGAAAAAGGATTTAAAAACTTTCACTCCCCAAATTTATTACCTAAATAAAGGATTTATTATGCATATTAAAATCGGCGAAAAATACGTTGTTACTTCTGACAGCCTGCAATTTATTCTTAATGAAGTGAAAGTTAGTCAGAAAGGTAAAAGTGAGGGACAAGAACGTTTAGAGCCTATTGCTTACTTTCTAACTATTGAACAACTGGTGGAGGGTTTAATAAAGCGCAATATAGGTGAAGCACAGATTAATAGCTTTATGTCGTTAGCTAATGAAATTGGCCGTATTGGTAAGTCATGCCAAGACGCCTTTGCGCGTGCTTGAGGGGAATGTAGATGCTGAGTGAAAAAGAGTTAGACCGTCAAAAATTTGAAGCATGGTTTGTTCCTAAATATCACCCTAGAAATATGCATCGTAATAAAATGGATAATTATTATTTTATGGATGCGGATATAGCTTGGACGGCTTGGCAAGCCAGAGGTGCTGAACTGCCATCACTTGATAAGTTAATTTTACTCAGCGAAATTGCAGATTTTTTTGCTGGTTTAGGCAGTCCCGGTGAAACAGAAACGCCAGAAGAAATGCAAGAGGCATTATTTGAGCGTATTGAATTCATCATGAGCGCCGGTAAGTGACGGTTTTTCATCATGGTAGTATTACCCCAACTCCGCCGTTGCCTTATCCGGGCAGCGGCGCTGCTGTTCCTGCCTATGCTTACCCCGGCAGTAAACCGCGCGAAACCCTGCCCGGCATTCAAAAACCGCTTACCCGTGAACAACTGATTCAGGGGCAAGCTGTTTTAGACCGTATCGACACACTCCCCCATTTCCTGCGTAGCCAGTTTGTTTCTCGCTATGAATATCTGTTAGCCAATAAAGGGTTAAGCGACGCTAACAAATGGCTGGTATTTGTCTTTGACCAGCGTATCTGGCCGCGTATTCAAGTGGTCAATAGTAAAAATGTTATGCGTCTCAGTGCCTCCCTGGCTTTTTCCACTGATGCCAAAACCTATGCCAGCTTGGCGGGCATGCATGATAAAGAGTTGCGCCGCTTTGCCCGCAAAATCGGCGATGAGCTAATGGTGGCGTACAACCATCATTGTGATGAATGCATTAAAGCTAATCAGGGTGACAGGGCTGTTTTATTACAGACCGATACGCAGGTACGCATATACGGCGATCTTGCCAGAATGGCGCGCGCTTTTAACATCACCCCGATGCACTGGCGCAAATACCTGAAAGGCCGTTTAGATATCACGTCTGCTATCGCCAGCCTGTCACGGCTGGTTAATCCTGAATGGTGGGAGCGCAAACTCAAAGCACAGCGTACCCGCTGGCGAGAAGCGTTATTGATTGCTGTCGGTAATGTCAGCCGGGATATGTCGGCCTCTTCTTATGCCAGTAAGCAGGCCATCCGTGAAGTGTTCGCCCGTCGCCAGTCTAATTTGGAATACCTCAAAAGCTGCCAGTTAGAAAACATTGAAACCGGTGAACGTATCGACCTGATTGATAAGGTGATGGCGAGTATTTCTAATCCAGAAATTCGCCGTATGGAGTTAATGAGCACCATCGCCGGTATCGAAAAATATGCAGCTTCACAGAAGCACGTCGGTATGTTCCTGACCGTCACCACCCCGTCAAAATATCACCCGACCCGCGTTATCGGTAAAGGGGATAACGAGAAAGTCCAGCTTAACCACAAGTGGGACGATGAAGCCTATTCCCCCAAAGACGGTCAGCGCTACCTCTGCAATATTTGGAGCAAAATGCGCACTGCCTTTAAAGACAATAAATTAAGCGTCTACGGAATGCGGGTGGTTGAGCCGCACCACGACGGCACCCCGCACTGGCACATGATGCTGTTTTGTGAGCGCCGCCAGCGCCAACAGATTATCGACATCATGCGCCGCTATGCGTTGAAAGAAGACAGTGACGAGCGCGGGGCCGCTAAATACCGCTTTGAGTGCAAGCACCTGAACAAAGGCGGGGCCGCTGGTTACATCGCTAAATACATTGCAAAGAATATCGATGGCTATGCGCTTGAGGGTGAACGCGACCATGAAACCGGTGAGCTACTAACTGAATCCGCTGCGGCGGTTACAGCATGGGCGGCAACGTGGCGCATCCCTCAGTTTCGCCCGATTGGTATTCCCTCCATGGGAGCCTATCGCGAGTGTCGCCGCATTCGTTTTATCAGTCTGGCGGAGTCGTTTGACGAAACCGTGGAAGCCGTGCGCCATGCAGCTGACGAGGGTGATTTTGCGGCCTACATCGCCGCACAGGGTGGAACCAATAGCGGCAATCAGACTGTGCGTGTAGCCAAGCGCGTCGCCGATGAGCTGAACGCTTACGATGAGGAAGTGCAGAAAGTCGTCGGTATCTATGCGCCGCATTTGGGCGCTGACCATGTTCATGAAACCCGCACAACCCAATGGCGCATCGTTTCTGGTGCCGTTGACGTTGAGCCTTTGACTTTGAAAAGCGCCTCTGGCGCGCCTCGGAGTCCTGTCAATAACTGTGGGTTAGGTGGAAACACACAAGCGCCAAATGACCCCAACGGGCAGGCTAAAACGCCTGTGATGGCGATGGAATACCCACCGGATGCCGTTATTGACTGGTCGGACACTGCCGCCGTAAAGGCGATTGTGGCCCGCGTTAAAGAGAAACAGCCAACGATCAGTAAGATGCAACGCAGTTATGACCCCACCAAAGGCCGCCTTATTGCGCCATCGGCCCGTTTAACACGCGAAGAACGCCAGCGTATCCCCCAAATCCGCAATGATTTACTGCTGAAAGATATCAGCGTCCAACGCTGGGAGCTGGAATCGTTAGCGCGTGGGGCAAAAATGACGTTCGGCGACATTGTTATTCAGTATCCGGCCCTGTCCGACTGGCCGGAATTCGATGATTAATCTACCTGAGAGGAAAACCATGACTAAAACCGATGCAACTGCCCGTAAACAGGCACAGCGCCAGCGTGATAAATCTGCCGGTATCAATGAGGTTCGCGCTCGACTTGAGCCGGAAGAGTTCGCCATGCTGACCGAGGGCATGGCTGCCCGGCGTCTGTTCCGGCCAGCCTATGATTTACCAGAATATATCGCGCTGCTTATTCGGCAAGATAACCAGCGACTAAAAGAGCAACTGGCCGAGCTGGGTAAACAACGTTGCGAAAAATGTGGCGATACCTTGCCGGGCGATCCAAATGGATGCTGTTTGCGGGGTGAAGCTGCTTGCTGGCAGACCAAAGGCATTAACAGCCTATTAATTAGCGCAATTAAACCATTGTGACGCGTCACACCATTAATTAAATATTCGGTGTGACGCGTTGTCATCATTGATTTAGTGGGTTAAAGGCTTGTTGTCTAACAGACCAATTTCTAAACCAAGATTTTTTACTTAAGTAAAACCATAGATTTATATAGAAGTTTTCATGTTTAATGCATACTATACTGTATATAAACACAGTGCATGTGAGTGCTGGGAGGTTATTAGGTGATGGATTTAGATGGGCTAGTTTTGCTCGAACGGATAGACCTCATCGCTAGAATGTCAGCTAGCGATGAAATGAAAAACCGAGATCGTGAGGTGGCGTTGGCATGGATTGCTGAATTAGCCATAGAAGCTAAAAATAGCTATTTAGACGGGGCAGGGGAGTCAGGTTTACATCCTTTGCGCTGACTTTTAGCGCTGCATGCATATGGTGCATGATTTTGCATGATGAACCTGAGTCAGAAACTCCCCCTTAGCCCCAGTCCCGGCGCGGTTCTCACCACCTCATGCAAGTGCATGAAAAGCGACCTGCAAAGCGCGCAGGCGTGGCGGGGATAGCATTGCGCGCAAAGGGTTTTGATACCCTTATTTATAGATCTTGGGTGGGCCGTGGTGCTGCGTTCGGTTGGGTTGGGAATCAATGCATGTTCATGGGGTGCGAGGGCGTAGCGGGCGTCTGGTGACGTATGGCGCGAGGTGTTGGAATTGCTACTTTTCGGGCATGAAAAAGCCGCCCGGTTCGGCGGCTGTGGTGTGGTACTTCAATCATCCGACGGTGCTGCAACTATACCGGCACTGCAACTATGAGGCTGATATCCACCTAGACTCATTCGCTGACGATAACAACCTGAACACACACATTTATTTGGTGGCTGCGGCGGTGGCGCGGGCCTCTTCACTGTGTCGCCGGGTTTGTATGGCGGTGGTGTTGGCGCTTTACGTCCCATATTAATCCTCGCTTATCAGTTCATAAGGCTTGAACCGGATCACCTCTTCCCCTATCCAGTCATTCACCTCTTTCAATCGTTCTTGCAACGGCGTTAACTCGTTACGGACAAACACTTGTGAGGCTTTCGCCACGTCACCGAATCCGCCGGTATTGTTGGGAATAATCCCCATCATCTGCGGTGGCACCCGGTGCACACTGAGCAGGTCGTCGCGGGTGGCGTTCTTGATATTAAAAAAGTCATCTTTGGTGGCGACTTCGCTCAACGGTAAAATCTGGATGCCGTCTTTTTTGCCATTAGGCGCGTACATAAACAGGTTGCGGAAATTGCCTAGCCCTTTGGTGTCGCGCATCGCTTTACGCATTGCCTCAATATCGCTGCTACTTTGCGCCGCATCAGTCATATACAGGATGTATCCCGCGTGAGCGCCGTTCTGATAATACTTGCGGCGAAACAGCGTGGCGGCTTCATTGAGCCATGCCGAATTTAAACCGCTTAGATATTCCGGCAAACCGTAAAGCTCCTGATTGATATCAGGTTCTATCAGGTGGAAAACGCTCCCGGCTTCGAACAGGTGTTCATCTTTCCAGTTCTGGACAAACCAATAGCAATCTTTTTCTAATCCACGGCGGGTGTACTTGGCCGGACTGGGGTCGAGGCGCAGTGGTGCGCCCAGTTGGTTACGGCGCACCTCTAAAAACGCATTGCCAAACACCAGATAATCCAGTGCATAGCGGCTAAATGCCTGCTGACTGAGCATTGCATGAGGGGTAAATGTGCTTGCCAGTATGTTGCGTTTCACATACAGCGGTGAACTGTGATGCACCGCCGCCCGAAAGCTGCGCGCCAGCCCGTCAAAGCTGATCGGCGGGTCATACCATTTACCGTTACTGGTGCATTCGATGTAATCCAGTATTTCCCGCTTGTCGAGCACGGCGGAAGGTTCGCCAAAGGTGAACGCCTCCACCGGCTGCTGTTGGCTGGCGGTGTGATTGGTGACAGGTCGGCTTAATGCCTTGCGGCCCTTGCGCTTACTCATTTCACTTCCCCTGCATTGTTTGCCGCTTGTGACCAGTCGCACAAATATAAGAGCTTGAAATCATCCGGCGATGCATACTTTTCAAGCCAATCCTTACCTAAATGTCTTTCCAATAACGTGCAACCTTGCTGAATGGCATCATCAGCCGTAACCGATTGACGGAATACGCCATCAGCACAAAAAACGCCGTTATCCGTGTGTATCACCGCTGCGGCTTTTCGTGTGCGGCGCAGTGAGCCATTCCAAATCTTGAACGCGGTATGTGAGCGGGAGGGCGTGGTATAGAGCGTTAAACGATGATTTTTGTGCATTGCCATCCCCTTAGCCATTTGCAGTATTGAACGCGGGTTTTTAGCCCATGCATATTCACCCAGGTACACGTTCCCGGCATGAGCGGCTGCGTGACTGTTCTCACCGTGAAAGGCGATAAGTGCGCCATTACCTAACAGAATATTATTCAGCGAGCATGGGTTCACGTTTACCCTAACTACCCGGCAAAACTCGGCAATCGTGGCGCGGGTCGTTAGAGCGCTATATCTTGAGACGGTTAAAAAATGCTGGTTGCGGCCTGTGGTGAGGGCATCCAGTAACGCTTCAAAAGCAAAAAGCCAGTCGGCCCCAATCTGGCGCGATTTGGTGATATTGCGGGCTACGCCGGTCTGCCCCACCCGATACCACGCCTTTTGATAGTCAAAGGCCGAGTTTTCGAAATGTTCGCGCAGGCCGTCAACTTGACCAGCAGTAAAAGTCATTGATTTCATCCGTAAAACTCCAAGAAGTTAGGGCTGTGACCGCCATATGTCGCGGTAAGGGGTTCATTTAAGAGGGCATGCATAATCGCCCACGCCACATCGGCGTGGCTGGCTTCTTCGCTGCGGCTGGCAACATAAGTCGAACTCTTGCCGCTGGCGGTCATGGTTTTGCGAATGGCCATAAATGACTGGGTGATGTCGGTGTGGCCGGTGTCATATTCCAGACGGCCGTTATTAATGGTGTGCTTGGCTTTCAGCACCATGGCGGTTTTGATTTCAGGGGTATATTTGATTTCCCTTGCAGCCGGGAAGAACTGGCGCACCAACTGGAAAACGCCTTGACCGACGGTAGTCGCATCGATACCGATATATTCAACACAATATTTCTGCGTCAACTCTTCGATATGCTTGGCCTGCGCCTCGAAATCCATCCCTTTCCACTGGTGGCGCTCCAACACGCGGAACTTGCCGCCCGGCACCATTGGCGGCGCAATCACCGCACACCCGGCACTGTCACCGCCGTTAGCTTCTGACGGGTCGTAACCAATCCACACCGGGCGATAACCAAACGGCCGCAACGAATAGGGGTTGTAGTCTTCCCACTCTTCCAGACTGTCGACCATGCAAGCCTGCAACTCCTTGAACGGGAAGACTGACGCTTGATCGTCCACAAACTCGCACATCAACAGGTTTTGATATTCTGACGGGCCGTATTCCAGTGAGAGCTGGTTAAGGTCAAACAGGTTACAGCCGCCCGCCAGTGCATCTTCAACCGTCACAATCTGCCGCCACTGACCATCAGCACACAGCGCGCCACGGGCTAAATGGCTGTGGCTGAGATCCAGTTGGATATGGTCGGATTTATTGCGGCGGCCTTTATTGAACAGCTCACCAGACCAGAACGGATAGGCACTGTGCGCCAGACTCGACGGTGTGGAGAAATAGGTGGTACGCCATTTTTTGTGTAATGACATGCCGCTGGCGACTTTACGCAACTCCTGAAACTTGGGGATCCAAAAATACTCATCAAGATAGAGATTGCCGGTGTAGCTCTGCGCGGTGCGCACGTTAGTGCCGAGGAAGAACAAGCGCGCCCCGTTCGGTAACACCATCGGGTCGCCTTTCAGGTCAACGTCAACCATGTGGGCAAAGTCGATAATGTAGCTTTTGAACACATGCGCCTGTGCCTTACTGGCGGACAGGAATATCTGGTTACGTCCTGTCGTGATGGCATCCAGCAGCGCTTCGCGGGCAAAGAAGAAGGTTGCCCCAATCTGGCGCGATTTCAGAATATTGCGGATGCGGTGAGTGAGTCCGGCCTCAAACCAGTTGCGCTGATAATCAAAGATATTTTCGTGAAAAATAGACTCCAGCTTTTCAATAGCGGATTCACTGAACAGGTTTTTATCCGGGGTTTTGCGCTCCCCTTTGTTGCGGTTCGCTACGTTCGGATTTAAGTCTGCCTCACTGCCGGTCTGGCTGTAGCGGTTCACCCGCGCCAGCCGTTCAATCTGGCGGCCTAACAGGTCAATCTCTTTAAAGTCCCGCCCCTCTTTGGCGTCTTTCATGATGAGCTGAATCAACCGCGCTTCCATGCTGGTTTCCACGCGGGAAATGGGCGCAATGGCGTCCCACCCGTCGCGCTTCTTCCAGCTCTGCACAGTCGGCGATTTCAGGGCCAGCGTGTCCGCAATCTGGCGCACAGAGAAGCCCTGCCAGTAAAGCAAGGCCGCCTGTCGCCGTGGGTCGCTGATGATGGTGCTCGGTGTCGTATTCATGCCATTAGGCTACGCGACCAGCCCGACCCTCTGCGCGTCCTCGCTGTTGTGCCAGCCCCGTCACAACTGGCTTTCGTTGTTGCTGCCGCCATACATCAGGAAACTAAGCCCCGAACCGAACAACCATAATCACACTGAATGGAGCCGCTCATGGCTAAGAAAGTTTCTAAGTATTTTCGTATCGGCGTTGAGGGGGATACCTGCGACGGGCGAATCATTTCCGCAGACGATATCAACCAGATGGCCGAGTCATTTGACCCGCGCGTCTACGGTTGCCGCATCAATCTGGAACATCTGAAAAGTTACTCCCCGGACAGCACTTTCCGCCGTTATGGCGATGTTTCAGCACTTAAAGCGGAAACCATTGAAGACGATTCCATCCTGAACGGTAAGCGTGCGTTGTTCGCCCAAATCAGCCCAACCGATGATTTGGTGCAGATGAACAAAGCCCTACAGAAAATTTATACCTCCATGGAAATTAGCCCGAACTTTGCCAATACCGGTAAAGCCTATCTGGTCGGGCTGGCCGTGACCGATGACCCCGCCAGCCTCGGCACTGAAATGCTGGAGTTCAGCGCCAAAGCCAAACACAACCCATTAGCCGCCCGTAAATCTAACCCGGAAAACTTGTTCTCGGCAGCGGTTGAAGTGCAACTGGAATTTGAAGACGTGGCCGAGCCGGGTATCACGTTGTTTAACGCGGTGAAGTCAATATTCAGTCGCAAGCAGGCGACTGATGATGCGCGTTTTAATGATGTGCATGAGGCTGTAAACGCGGTGGCGGAGCATGTGCAGGGGCATAGCGAAACCATTGAAGCCCGCTTTACCGCCATTGAGAAAAAACTCACTGACCACGTGGTGGAGCTGAAGCAGAGCATCGAAAAGGGAAAACAAGGGGTTACATCCCTAGAAACCAAGCTTTCTATCACTGAAAACTTTAGCCAAGCCAAGCGCCCGGAATCCACCGGCGGCAACAATCAAAACGATGTATTGACCGACTGCTAATCGGGGTCACTGGCCGCCCGTTGTGCGGCCCACTGGTTATTTCATTAACACGTTATTTAACTGAATCAGGATTATTATGCGCCCAGCAACCCGTTTTAAATTTAATGCCTATCTGACCCGTCAAGCCGAGCTGAACGGGGTAGAAACCGGCGACCTGAATAAAAAATTCAGCGTTGAACCCTCCGTCACGCAAACCATCATGACCCGCGTTCAAGAGTCCTCAGAATTTCTGAGCAGCATCAATATTGTGCCCGTCGCCGAGCTGACCGCCGAAAAGGTCGGCCTTGGCGTCAATGGTTCGGTTGCCAGCACCACCGATACTGACGGCGGCGACGAACGCGAAACTGCCGAGTTTGCCTCACTGGACAGTGAGAAGTATTTCTGTGAACAGGTGAACTACGATTTCCATATCCGCTATAACACCCTCGACCTGTGGGCGCGTTATCAGGATTTCCAGACCCGTTTGCGTGACGCCATTATCAAGCGGCAGGCACTTGACCGCATCATGGCGGGCTTCAATGGCACCCATCGCGCCAAGACCTCTAATCGTGCACTAAACCCGCTGTTGCAGGATATCGCGCCGGGCTGGTTACAAAAATACCGCACCAATGCGCCAATCCGCGTGATGAGTAAAGTCGTTGGCGAAGATGGCACGGTAGTATCGGAAAAAATCCGTGTCGGCCATGGTGGCGATTATGCCAACTTGGATGCGCTGGTGATGGATGCCACCAATACCATGATTGCTGAATGGCATCAGGAAGACCCTGAACTGGTGGTTATTACGGGTCGTCAGTTGATGCAGGATAAATACTTTCCTATCGTCAACAAAGAGCAGGAGAACAGCGAAACCCTCGCCGCTGACCTGATTATCAGCCAGAAGCGTATCGGCAATTTACCTGCTGTCCGTGTGCCGTTCTTCCCGGCTAACGCGTTCTTTATCACCCGCCTCGATAACCTCTCTATTTACTGGCTGGAAGACTCGCACCGCCGCCATATTGATGAGAACGCCAAGCGAGACCGTATCGAAAACTACGAATCCATTAAACAGGATTATGTGGTGGAGGATTACACCTGCGGCTGTCTGGTGGAGAACATCGAGATTTTATCGCCACCGAAAAAAGAAGACACCGAAGCAGCGGACAAATCCGACTTTGATCGTCTTGCTGATGCACTGGTTGATGCGGTGAAAGCTGTTTCTGCCCCTGCTGTTACTGATGAGGGCAAATAAGCCATGACCAGTCCTGCGCGCCGCCACTTTATCCAACAGTCGGCTATTGCCGCCTCACAGCTACGGGATAACCCGTTACGTCATGCCACCGGCTACGAGCTGATGTTGCTCAAGCTCAATGAAGATAAACGCAAGCTGAAACAGGTGCGTTCACAAGAGCGTAAAGCCGAGCTGAAGCGGCAGTTATTGCCGGACTACCTGCCGTGGGTGTCGGGTGTGTTAAGTGAGGGGAAAGGCGCGCAGGACGCCATTTTAATGACAGTCATGATTTGGCGTCTGGATGCCGGGGATATCCCCGGTGCACTGGATATCGCCCGTTATGCCCTGCGTTATCAGTTAGTGCCGACCGACCGCTTTACCCGTTCTACCGCTTACCTGATTGCCGAGGAAGTGGCCGAGTCTGCCGGGCGCGCCTATGCCACCGGTAAGCCGGTTGACGTTGACCACCTGCTGCAAACCATTGAGCTGATGGAAGAGGAAGACATGCCCGACCAGGTGCGGGCCAAACTGCACAAAATGACCGGTTATGTGCTGCGTGACAGTGACCGGGGCGAACTGGCCCTGAGCCACCTTCACCGCGCACTCCAATTGCATACCGGTTGTGGCGTCAAGAAAGACATTGAGCGACTGGCCGTGAAGTTAAAGAACGCCGCCAGTCGCTAACCCGAACGCTCCCCGAGCCGGGCGGCACGATGGCCGCAACAGGGTTTACCTTGTTAACGCCGTCGTCCACCGCCCACCCATTCTGATATTGAGGTTGCCATGACCACTGTTGTTATCTCCGCGCCACGGCCAGACAAAACGGCCGAACCGGTGATTGAAAATACCTTTTTCTGGCCTGCGGTTGACCCGATAAAACTGCGCGAGCTGTTGCGCCTTGAGGGAACCGTCACCGCCGAGCGCCTGCGCTTTACCATCAAAGGCGCTATTGCCGAGGTTAACGCCGAACTGTACGAGTACCGCCGTGACCAGATGGCGGCAGGCTTTAAAACACTGGCCGAGGTACAGGCCGAGCAACTGGACGGCGAGAGCATCCAGTTGGCCGAGTACCAGCGGGCGGTCTGTGCCATTACGGCCGCACTGTTGGCCGAGCGTTATCGCGGCTATGACGCCAGCGCGCGCGGTGATAAACGCGCTGATGCCATTGAAAGTACGGTTGATGAGTTGTGGCGTGATGCGCGGATTAGCATTCGCAACATTGCCGGTAAGCCTCACAACATTATTGGCCTTATCTGATGCAGGTCAACGCGTTGCAAGGCGACACGCTCGACGCATTGTGCTGGCGCTATTACGGGCGCACGCAAGATGTGCTGGAGCAAGTCTATGACGCGAATCCGGGGCTGTCGGAGTTGGGGGCCATTCTGCCCCACGGTTATCCGGTGGCGTTGCCCGACATGGCCCCGGCGGCCCAACGTGAAACCGTTCAATTATGGGATTGAAAATGGAGAAATTTAGCTCTGCGGTAGCTTATGTCTTGGCGCTGGTACTGGCGTTTATTGGCGCACTGAGTCCGCAAGATATCGCGTTTTATGTGGCGGCGGTGGCCGCTGCGGCGACCTGTTTTATCAACTGGTACTACCGGCGCAAGAGCTATTTCTTGCTGAAAGAGTTGGCTATCAGGCGGGAGGTGTTCGATGAACTCAATCGTTAAGCGCTGTTTGATCGGGGCTATTCTGGCGCTGGCCGCCACCTTGCCAAATTACCAGACGCTCAACACATCGCCCGCCGGGCTAAAACTGATTGCCGATTATGAGGGCTGCCAGCTCAACGCCTACCAGTGTAGCGCCAATGTCTGGACAAATGGCATCGGTCACACGGCCGGGGTTAAGCCGGGCAGCGTTATCAGTGAGCGACAGGTGGCGGTCAATCTGGTCGCTGACGTGCAGCGGGTCGAACGGGCTATGGCGGTGTGTATGCCAGTTGCCATGCCGCAACCGGTGTATGACGCGGTAGTGTCATTCGCCTTTAACGTGGGTACGGGGGCGGCCTGTCGCTCGACGCTGGCCTTTTTTGTCACCAAGGGCGACTGGCGCAGCGCCTGCAATCAGTTGCCGCGCTGGGTGTACGTCAACGGCGTGAAAACCAAAGGGTTAGAGCGTCGCCGCACCACCGAACAAACACACTGCCTGAGCGGGGTCTGATATGCGCATAGCCATGATGGTGATAGTCGCGTTACTGGTTGCGCTGGGATGGTATGCCAACCGCCTGAGCCACGATATCGACAGTGCTAACCGGATTATTGGCACCTTATCAGCTGGGATTGAGAGCCGGGACAACGCGATCACCCGCCTGCAAGATGAGGCCCGGCAACAGGCAGACAATGAGCGGGCATTACGGCAATCACTGAGTCATGCCAGCACCTTATCATTATCTCGTGAACAGAGAATTCAAAGGTTACTCAATGAAAATAAAGTCTTGCGTGATTGGTTCGCTACTGCTTTGCCTGCTGACGTTATCCGGCTGCACCAGCGCCCCGCGTTCGCCAGCCCCAACGATTATTTACGTTGGCTGTCCGACGGTGAGCAGTTGCCCGCTGCCGGGCAGCAACCCGGCGGTTAACGGTGATTTAAGTGCCGATATCCGCCAGTTAGAAACCGCACTGGTGGCCTGCGGGCTGCAAGTGGAAGCTGTTAAACAGTGTCAGGAACAACACCATGTTAAAACCCAAACTGTTACGCCAAGCCTTAACCGACAGTCTGCAACTGTTCCAGACTAACCCGGAGCGGCTGAAAATGTTTGTTGATGGCGGGCGCATTGTCTCAACACTGGCCCCGTCGCTGTCTTTTGAGAATCAATATACGCTGACACTGTTTATTGAGGATTTCCCCGATGATGTTGATTATCTCTTTGTGCCGATACTGGCATGGCTGCGGGAACATCAACCGGACATCATGGCAACAGAAGAAAAACGCCGCACCGGCTTTATTCATAAGGTTGATGTGATGAGCGATGTGTTGAGTGATATCCGTATCGACTTGCAACTGACTGAGCGGGCTATTGTGAAAGAGGTAGACGGTGCATTGCATGTTGACCATGCACTGGAACCGGCGTGGCCGGGTACGCCAACACGGCCAACAGCCATCTACTTTAACGGTGAAACGGTCAAATGAATGAACTGAAACCCTTTGATGACGCATTGGCCGGGCTGATTGCCAGTCTGACACCCAAAGCCCGCAAAGCGCTGGCGGTGACAGTTGCCAAACGCCTGCGGGCCAGTCAGCAACAGCGCATTAAACGCCAGCAAGCGCCCGACGGCACCCCGTATGCGGCGCGTAAATCTCAACCATTGCGTAAGCCAAAAGGCCGCATTAAACGGGAAATGTTCGCCAAGTTGCGCACCGCCCGCTATATGAAAGCCAACAGTAGCCCTGATGGGGCTGTGGTCGAGTTCGCCGGGCGCGTGGAACGGATGGCGGCAGTGCACCATTTTGGCCTGCGTGACCGTCCGAACGTGCACAGCAAAGATGTGCAGTATGACGAGCGGCCGTTGCTCGGTTTTAGTGGCAAAGACTTGAATGACATAACCAACTCATTTATTAAGTATCTATCCTAGGAGATTACTGGTAAAAATAAATAAAAACTGGAGATAATTACGTGGATATACAAATGACTATTTTAAAAGAGGCTTTAAAATTCTCTCATGAGAATATTGCGAGCATTCAATTTAATAAGAAATCAATAAAAGAAACGACATCAATGTGTGCTTTATTATCACTAATTGAGTTGGCAAATTCTATCCACCTACTTTTACAAGAAAAGTGTTTTACCGGCCCTTACTCTATCTACAGAACATTTTTTGAATGCTATATTGACTTAATAAATATTCATAATCACCCATACTATATCGATATTATCGAACTAGAATATTACGAGAGAGAAGTCGAAAGATATGAGGTCGCAAAAAAAGGAAATAAATATCTTGTTGGGTTAAAGGAAACAAATACCTTCATGGAAAAAAATAAGCTTTACAAGCAAAAGATAAAAGAGTTGGCAAGTATAGTTCCTGAAGAAAAAAGAAAAATGAGTGTTCGTGCAAAATTCATTTTAGCCGGTGCTAAAAGTGAATATGATTCTGTATATGCGACGCTTTGCGAGGAATCACACTGTGGTTTAGCATCGTTCATTAACAGACACATTGAAAAAGACGAGAAGAATGGAAGTATAAAAATAGTAATGTATAACAAAAATAAGATAATTGATTTTGATTATTACGTGGATAACTTGGCTTTATATATAATAAATGCAGGAATTCTAGTCTGTAAAATCTTGAACACACCTCAAATCTCCATATATGAATCTCAGTATGAAAGAATAAAAGCAATGGTTAAGTAATGTGAGCGTCATTTAGTGCAAATAACTTTTCATTTGTGCCATCGATAGTACAACCAGCACAAATTGCCGCCTGACCTGTTGGGCGGCATCCTTTCTGCATGAACACACAAACCCAACTCACAGAAATTCTGCGCCTGCTGCGCAACCTGATCCGTATTGGTACGGTGGCCGAGGTCGATCTCGACCAAGCCCTGTGCCGCGTGGCGACGGGAGACAATACCACCGGCTGGCTTAACTGGCTGACGCTGCGCGCCGGTCAATCGCGGTCATGGTGGGCACCGTCTGAGGGGGAGCAAGTATTGATATTGTCCCTCGGCGGCGAACTGGATACCGCCTTTGTGCTGCCGGGCATTTTCTCTGATGACTTCCCGCCGCCGTCTGCCTCGGCGGATGGCCTGTATATCGCCTTTCCTGACGGTGCAACGTTGCACTATGAACCTGAGAGCGGCGAGTTGCAGGCTGATGGCATCAAAACGGCGGTTATCAATGCCAGTGAATCGATAAATGCCACTGCCCCTACTATCACCTGTGCCGCCTTGGTCAAAATCCTGCTGGATACACCCGAAGTGGAATGCACAAACAACCTGACTACCGGCACGTTGAACGTGAAGAAAGGCGGCACGATGAGCGGCAACATTGACCATTCCGGCGGCAAGTTCTCATCCAATGGCGTGGTAGTTGATAACCATGATCACGGCGGCGTCTTGCGCGGCGGGGATTATACGGAGGGGATTAAATGACCACTGCCACCTATCTCGGCATGAGCCGCAACGCCGGGCAAACCATTACCGACGCTGACCACATCAGCCAGTCTATCGCTGACATTCTTATCACCCCTGTGGGTTCGCGGGTGATGCGCCGCGCTTATGGTTCACTGCTATCGGAGCTGATTGACCAGCCACAAAATCCGGCCCTGCGCCTGCAAATTATGGCCGCCAGTTACAGTGCCATTTTGCGCTGGGAGCCGAGGGTCAAACTGACTGGAATCACCTTTGAAACCACCTTTGACGGGAAAATGGTGGTTGATATCACCGGCACTCGCACCGATAGCGCGGCCCCCCTCTCTTTAACCATCCCTGTGAGCTAACCCTATGGCAACCATTGACCTGAGCCTGTTACCGCCGCCGTTTGTGGTGGAAGAACTGGACTATGAAACCCTGCTGGCCGAGCGGAAAGCCACGCTGATATCTCTTTACCCGGAAGAACAGCGCGCCGCCGTGGCCCGCACGTTGTCGCTGGAGTCGGAGCCGCTGGTCAAGTTGCTACAGGAAAACGCCTATCGCGAGGTGATATTGCGCCAGCGCGTCAATGATGCGGCCCGCGCGGTGATGGTGGCCTATGCCGTCGGCAGCGATTTAGACCAGCTCGGCGCAAATAACAACGTTGAGCGGCTGGTTATCACCCCGGCAGACCCCACGGCCATTCCGCCGATTGAGGCGGTGATGGAATCTGACAGTTATTTCCGGGTGCGTATCCCGCAAGCCTTTGAGGGCTTGAGTGTCGCCGGGCCAACGGGTGCGTATGAATATCACGCCAAAAGTGCTGACGGCCGGGTCGCTGATGCCTCGGCAATCAGTCCGACCCCCGCCTGTGTCACGGTCACGGTGTTGTCGCGTGAGTGCAACGGCGAAGCCTCAGCCGAACTGCTGGCCGTGGTTGAGGCCGCGCTGAATGATGAGGATACGCGGCCAGTGGCTGACCGGGTCACGGTGCAATCGGCCCACATTGAAGATTATGAGATTGACGCGGTGCTCTATCTGCATCCGGGGCCGGAAGCGGAGCCGGTACGCCTTGCGGCTGAGAAGAAACTGACCGCCTTTGTGACCGCACAGCGCCGCCTTGGTCGCGACATTCGTCTGTCGGCACTCTATGCCGCACTGCATGTTGAGGGTGTCCAGCGGGTGGTAATTAATGCCCCCCTGGCTGACGTGGTGCTGGATAAAACCCAAGCGGCTTGGTGCACCGGCAGCAGCATCACTGTCGGGGGTACGGATGACTGACCGTTTATTGCCTGTTGGTTCGTCGGTGCTGGAAGTGGCCGCCGCGCGCGCCTGTGCCGAATTGGAGAATACCCCGGTACCCATTCGCCAACTCTGGAACGCCGACACTTGCCCGTTACCCCTGCTGCCTTATCTGGCGTGGGCGTGGTCGGTTGACCGCTGGGATGAGAAATGGCCGGAAACCACCAAGCGCGCAGTGGTGAAGTCCTCGCAGTACGTGCACAAACACAAAGGCACCATTGGCGCAATTCGTCGGGTGGTTGAGCCGCTCGGCTATCTCATCAAGGTGATTGAGTGGTGGAAGACCAACGAAACACCCGGCACCTTTCGCCTCGATGTAGGTGTATTGGAAACCGGCATTACCGAAGAGATGTATCAAGAGCTTGAGCGGCTGATAGACGACGCCAAGCCATGCAGCCGTCACTTAGTCGGCCTGTCCATCAATCTCGACAGTAGCGGCCCGCTGTATATAGCCGCCGGTAGTTACAGCGGTGATGAGCTGACCGTATACCCGTATTTACCTGAAACTATAACCGTGACCGGCGAGGGTTACGCCAGTGCCGCAATCCACATTATCGATGACCTGAGAGTGAACCCATGACAGCGAGATTCTTTGCTTTACTGACCAATATTGGTGCGGCCAAGCTGGCGAACGCCACCGCGCTCGGCACCCGCTTAGAAATTACCCAAATGGCGGTCGGGGATGGCGGCGGAACCCTGCCAACCCCTAACCCGGCACAAACCAAACTGGTGAATGAACAGCGCCGCGCCGCCCTTAACATGCTGACCATTGACCCGATTAACACCAGTCAGATTATTGCTGAACAGGTTATCCCTGAGACTGAGGGCGGGTGGTGGATCCGTGAAATTGGCTTGCTGGATAAAGACGGTGACTTGATTGCCATTGCCAACTGTGCCGAAACTTATAAGCCACAATTGCAAGAGGGCAGCGGGCGCACCCAAACCATTCGGGTAATTTTAATTGTCAGTAGCACGGCTGCTATCACGCTGAAAATCGACCCGTCAGTGGTGCTGGCAACGCGTCAATACGTTGATAAAAAAACTGATGATAAAGCGATTGAGGTTAAAGCCTACGCTGATGACCTGTTGGCGGCGCATGCAAAATCACGTAATCACCCAGATGCATCGTTAACCGCTAAAGGTTTTGCTCAGTACAGCAATGCCATTGACAGCGACAGCGAAAAGCAGGCCGCCACCTCAAAGGCAGTAAAAACGGTTGCCGAAGCCGGTGTGATGGCAATGAGCGACCACGTACAAACCGATAACCCCCATGACCAGTATTTACAGATTGCTAATCTGTTGTCTGAGATTAAAGAGCTGGGGCCGACCGCACTGGCTGAGACTCTCAGAAATATTGGCGCAGCGAGTTTATCTCAATTAACGGGAATTGTTGGAACGTCCAGAAATGCAAAAATTAGCATTCCAGTCACGCTGGCGACGGCATCATTTACAGCCGACGAGTTAATTGTTCAAACTGCACTGGGTGGTTATCAATATAAGTTATGTAATATTAACAAAACGATAAATCTAGCGGCGTCAGGCGCAGGGGGAATGGATACCGGAACCGTGCCAATATCGGGCTATGTGGCTTTATACGTAATTTATAACCCTACCGCTAACGTATCCGCATTGTTAGCGGTTAATACAACATCAACCCTTGCGCCTGAGATTTGCAGCGGGGTAATGCCATCGGGGTATACGGCCTCGGCTCTTGTTAGCGTGTGGCGTATTGTTGCCAGTAAATTCATAACCGGCGAACAAGTCAACCGCTCAATATCGATTCAATCTACAACGGCGTTCACTATTACTGCCAGTACACCGGCAACAACCATTGCATCTATATCGTCAATAGTTCCAGTGAACACGAAAAGAATATCAGGGATTATGAATGTTGTTATTGGTGCCACCGGCGGCGGTAACTATACAGAGTTTAACCTATTCAGTAGCGCCAGCAGTGTTGGTCGGCAATCTGCGAAGTACGGCGCTCAATCGATTGGTGACATGAATTGTAATTACTCCATCGCGGTCAATGGTCAGAATGTTTATTATTCAACACTTAGTGCGAGCGGTTCATTATCAGCAAGCGCTTACATTTCAAAATATGAATTTTAGGAGCCGCGATGATTTACGTAAACTTTACAGATGAGACAAATACGGAAATTTCCGCTTCATTTGCTAGCCCACAATCACCGGAAGTTTATTTTTTTCTTGGTGAAGTAAAAGAAAATGACCAGCGATATAGAGAATATTTGTCAAAGTTTAATATATCAAAAGCGCCGGATATCGAGTGAGCATTAGTACTGAACAATAACCTGCCGGGCTTAACTGTCCGGTTTTTTCCGTTGTACCAGCGACCACACATCCCCTATCAGATGCCCCCCGCCCCGTAAGCCGTCACCATACTCTCACCCTTAACCAACGGAGAGTTACCCCATGGGTGATTACCATCACGGCGTCCGCGTTCTCGAAATTAACGAGGGGACGCGTGTCATTTCCACTATTTCCACCGCCATTGTCGGCATGGTCTGCACCAGTGACGATGCTGACGCAACCGCATTCCCTCTCAACACCCCGGTACTGATCACTGATGTGCGCGCCGCCGCCGGTAAAGCCGGTAAAAAAGGTACGCTGGCCGCGTCATTGCTGGCGATTGCCGAACAGTCGCGCCCGGTCACCATTGTGGTGCGAGTGGCTACCGGCAAAGATGAGGCTGAAACCACGTCTAATATCATCGGCGGCGCAGACGAGAACGGCCGCTACACCGGTATGAAAGCGCTGTTAGATGCGCAATCAGTTACCGGTGTTCGCCCGCGTATTCTTGGTGTGCCGGGGCTGGATAATCAGGAGGTGTCTACCGCACTGGCGAGTATCTGCCAGCAGTTGCGCGCCTTTGGCTATATCAGCGCCTACGGTTGCAAGACCCTTTCCGAAGCCATTTTGTACCGTGACAATTTCAGCCAACGCGAGTTGATGTTGATTTGGCCGGACTTCCTGAGCTGGAACACCACCGCCAACAGCACAGATATTGCTTATGCCACCGCTCGCGCCCTCGGTCTGCGCGCCAAGATTGATACCGATACCGGCTGGCATAAAACACTGTCTAACGTCGGCGTAAATGGCGTGACCGGTATATCTGCCAGCGTCTACTGGGATTTGCAGACCGTTGGTACTGACGCTGACCTGCTCAATAAAGCCTGTGTGACCACCCTTGTACGCAAAGACGGTTTCAAGTTTTGGGGTTCGCGCACCTGTTCCGATGATCCATTGTTTGCGTTCGAGAACTACACCCGCACCGCACAAATTCTGGCGGACACCATGGCAGAGGCGCAGTTGTGGGCGATAGACCGCCCGATGCACCCGACGCTGGTCAAAGACATGATTGGCAGCATCAATGCCAAATTCCGCGAAATGAAATCCGCCGGACTGATTATTGACGGCGCTTGCTGGTATGACGACAGCGCCAACGATAAAGACACCCTGAAAGCGGGCAAGCTGTTTATCGATTACGACTATACGCCAGTGCCTCCACTGGAAGACCTCACCCTGCGCCAGCGTATCACCGATAAATATTTGGTGAACTTTGCCGCCGCCGTCAACAGCTAAGGAAAACTGACTTATGGCACTGCCACGTAAGCTGAAATTGATGAACCTGTTTAACGATGGCCGGGATTACATGGGGATCGTGTCCGCAATCACCCTGCCGAAACTCACTCGCAAGCTGGAGAACTACCGGGGCGGCGGGATGAATGGCGTTGCGCCGATTGATTTGGGTCTGGATGACGATGCGCTATCCATGGAGTGGTCGATGGGTGGCCTCGACGAGCTGGTGTTGCAGCAATGGGGGACGCCTAAAGTTGACGGGGTTCCGCTGCGCTTTGCGGGCGCTTATCAGCGTGACGATACCGGCGAAGTGACAGCGGTAGAAGTTGAGATCCGTGGCCGTCATAAAGAGATTGATGGCGGCGAATCCAAGCAAGGGGAAGACACTGAAACCAAGGTGTCCACCCAGTGCACCTACTACAAGCTGACCATTGACGGCAAGGTGGTGATGGAAATTGACGTGGTTAACCTGATTGAAATTGTTAACGGCGTAGACCTGCTGGAAGCCCAACGCAAGGCCATTGGCCGCTAACCCCTGACGGCCAGTGTTAGCTCGCTGGCCCTCCCTGACTGAATTGGAAAAAACCATGAAAAAACTCACTGTTAAAACTGAAACCATCGCCGAGGTTAACGAGAATGTGGTGGTACTGGAAACCCCGCTAAAGCGTGGCGATACCCTGATTACTGAAATCGAAGTTTACCGCCCGAATGCCGGGGCGCTGCGCGGGGTGCGGCTTTCAGATGTCGCTCATTCTGATGTGGATGCGCTGATTGTGGTGTTACCCCGCATCACCACACCGACACTGACCGCCGCAGAATGCAGCCGCTTAGAATTGCCGGATTTAGTGGCACTGGCGGGCAAGGTGATTGGTTTTTTGTCGCCGAAACAGGGGGCGTAACGCTCGATCCGAAACTGGAAGTTGACGACCTGATGGCGGATATTGCCGCCATTTTTCACTGGCCGCCGTCAGAGCTTTGGGCCTTGAGCCTCACCGAACTGGTGCGCTGGCGTCATAAAGCCCTACTACGCAGTGGAGCCGTAAATCATGAGTAAGAGCTTACAGCTACAGGTATTGCTCAAAGCAGTAGACCAAGCCACCCGCCCGTTTAAAGCCATTCAAACCGCCAGTAAATCCCTCACTGGCGACATTCGCAACACACAAAGCAGCATCAAATCCCTTGATGCGCAGGCGGCGAAAATTGACGGTTTCCGCAAGGCCAGCGCCCAACTGGCCGTCACCGGGCAGGCGCTGAAAAAAGCCAAAGAAGATGCGGCGGCGCTGGCTATTGCTTTTAAAAACACCGAGAAACCCACTGCTCAACAAGCCCGACTGATGGAGGGAGCCAAGCGCTCGGCGTCGGAGCTGCAAACCAAATACAACGGGCTGCGCCAGTCAGTGCAGCGCCAGCGCGATGCGCTCAACGCTGACGGCATTGCCACCAAAAACCTGAGCAGTGAACAGCGCCGGTTACGCAGTAGCGCTGCCGAGGCGACTGTTGCCCTGAGTCGCCAGCGGCAAGAACTGCAACGCCTGAGCCTGAAACAGGAGCAACTCAACCGCATCAGCAATCGTTACCAGCAAGGCAAAGCCGCCACCAGTGCCGTGCGTAATACCAGCGCGGCGAGTCTTGGCGTAGCAACTGCTGGGCTGTACGGCGCGGCGAAACTGGTTGCGCCGGGTATGGAGTTTGACAGCAAGATGTCGGGCACTCAGGCGATTTTAGGGCTGGATAAAAATGACGCCAAGCTGGCCGCCATTCGTAAACAGGCGCGAGATATCGGCGGTTCAACGGCTTTTTCCCCGACTGACGTAGCGCGAACCCAAGACACGCTGGCGCGTGCGGGCTATGACGCTAACGCCATTCTGGCCGCGACTGAACCGACGGTTAACCTGTCGCTGGCGTCCGGTGTGGATATTGCTGAGGCGGCAGATATTGTCACCAACATGCAATCGGCGTTTAACCTGCCGTTAGACCAGATTAAACGCGTGTCGGACGTGATGGCGAAAGGCTTTACCAGCTCAAACACCAACCTGTTAGAACTGGGTGAGGCCATGAAATATGTAGCCCCGATTGCTGAGGCCGCCGGGGCCAGCATTGAAGACACCACCGCGTTACTCGGTGTACTGGCTGATAACGGTATCAAGGGCAGCATGGCGGGCACCAGTACCAGTGCGGTGTTTAGCCGGTTGCAAGCGCCTGTCGGGCAAGCACCGGCCGCACTGAAAGAGCTGGGAATAACGACCCGCGACGACAAAGGCAATATGTTGCCGGTGGCGAAAATCCTCAAAGATATTGACCGCTCGTTTAAAAAGAACACGTTAGGCACCGCACAGCAAGCCGAGTATCTGAAAGTGATATTCGGTGAAGAGGCGATGAAAGGGGCGGTGAAACTGGTGGCTGCTGCCGGTAACGGCAAGCTGGCGGAGAAACAAAGTAAGCTGATGCAGGCCGGTGGCACCGCGCAATCTATCGCCACGGTCAGAATGGATAACCTTGACGGCGACCTGAAAAACCTGAGTTCGGCATGGGAAGACTTAGAGATTGAAGTCTTTGAGAAGCAAGACTCCGCACTGCGCAAACTGACCGTAACCGCAACCGACTGGCTGGTCAATGTGGCTGCATGGGCCAAGAAAAACCCGGAGCTGGTCAGCACCATTACCACCGTTACTGGCGCGGCGTTGGTGCTGGTTGCCGGACTGGGGGCACTGGGGCTGATTGCATGGCCGGTCATGGCTGGGTTTAACCTGTTATTGGCCGGGGCCGGTTTGTTGAGTACCGGCTTTTCACTGATGGCCGGAACCATTGCCGCCGCATTCACGGCGCTGACATGGCCGATAGTGGCAGTAGTTGCGGCCATTGTGGCCGGTGGCCTACTTATCCGTAAATACTGGGAGCCTATCAGCGCCTTTATTGCTGGCGTGGCCGAGGGCTTTATCGCTGCCATGGGGCCGGTCAGTGCCGCGTTTGAACCGCTTAAACCGGTATTCAACTGGTTTAGTGACAAGGTGAAACAGCTTTCAAACTGGTTCGCTGACCTGATTAAACCGGTAAAAGCCACACAGGAAACGTTGGATGTAGCCACCAATGCGGGCAAGTTATTCGGCGAAGGGCTGGCGGCAGCGCTCAGTCTGCCCATGGATGCGCTGAACACCCTGCGCAGTGGCATTGACTGGGTGCTGGAAAAACTCGGCATTATTGATAGTAAATCTGCCGGGCTGGCCGATAACGTCCCGAAAGATAATCCTTACGCGGGTGGATACTCACCCAGTGGCGGTGTGTTGTACGGCGGTTATCAACCCGTCACCGCCAATACCGGTACCACCATCGTTGATAGCAGTGTCACTAACAATGATATCAAAATGACTATTCCGCCGGGCATGAGCCGACAGGATGCGGAACGAATGATGGTTGATGCCCTTGCCAAGAATGAACGGAACAAACGCGCTCGCCAACGCGGCCAGATGGAGAATTATTAATCATGATGTTATCACTGGGGCTATTTGTCTTTATGCGCCAAACCACGCCTTACCAAAGCATGGGGCGCAATATTGATTACCGTTGGCCGACTAACAGCCGGGTGGGCTTGCGCCCCTCCGCACAATTTCTTGGCGTAGACAGTGAAAAAATTACGCTGTCCGGTGTATTACTGCCTGAACTTACCGGCGGACGTCTTTCATTGCTGGCCCTTGAGGCGATGGCCGACCAAGGCAAAGCATGGCCGTTGGTTGAGGGTAGCGGCATGATTTACGGCATGTTTGTCATTGAGAGCCTGAGCCAGACCGGCACGCTATTCTTTGAAGACGGTAGCGCCCGGCGCATTGAGTTCACCCTCAATCTGTTGCGGGTTGACGAGTCATTAACGGCCATGTTCGGCGACATGAAACAACAGGCTGACGAGTTGCTAGGGAAAGCGACAGCAATGACCGGTAAAGCACAGGCAGCTATCGGAGGATTATTCTCATGATGACCGGCATGTCTCTACCGGCCGGGGCGGATATGGCCCCGGACTATATGCTGACGATTAACGCGAAAGATATCACGCAGAATATTCGCGCTCGGCTGTTGTCTCTGAGCCTGACCGATAACCGGGGCTTTGAAGCTGACCAGCTTGATGTCGAACTGGATGACGCTGACGGACAACTCGCCATGCCGGAACGCGGCGCGGTGTTGTCGGTGTTCTTGGGCTGGAAAGGGTCGGCGCTGATTGGTAAGGGTGATTTTACCGTGGATGAGGTCGAGCACCATGGCGCACCCGATACGCTGACTATTCGTGCCCGCAGTGCCGATTTTCGGGGGTCGCTCAATGCGCGGCGGGAAGTCTCTTATCATGAGACAACGCTGGGTAAAGTCGTGGCGCAAGTGGCGGAGCGCAACAACCTGAAAGCGATGCTGGCCGAGGGGCTGGCGGATATCGCTATCTCTCATATCGACCAGACGCAAGAAACTGACGCCAAGTTTATCACCCGGTTAGCCTCGCTTAATGGTGCAGTGGCCGCCGTTAAAGCCGGGCGATTGTTGTTTATCAAGCCGGGCAGCGGTGTCACTGCCAGTGGTAAACCCATTCCGCAAATGACGATCACCCGACAAGATGGCGACCAGCACAGCTTTAGTATTGCTGACCGAGGCGCGTATACCGGTGTAAGTGCCAGTTGGTTGCACACCAAAGACCCCAAACCGGCCAAGCCGAAAAAAGTTAAGTTAAAGCGCAAACCGAAGTTTAAACAGCTCCGCGCACTGGAACACCCGAAAGCCAAGCCGACCCGCACCAAAGCGGCTAAAGAGAAAAAGCCGGTAGAGGAAAAACAAGGGGATTATCTGGCGGGGGCTGAGGATAATGTCTTTGTTATCACGACGGTTTACGCCACGCAAAAAGCCGCCATGCGTGCCGCCCAGTCTAAATGGGAGAAGTTACAGCGCGGTGTTGCTGAGTTCTCTATCACCTTAGCCATGGGGCGCGCTGATTTATTTCCTGAAACACCTGTTGCAGTCAACGGCTTTAAATCCGTGATAGACCAACAGAGCTGGATAATCAGCAAGGTATCGCACAGCCTGAGCAACAACGGCTATACCACCCAATTGTCTCTCGAAGTGTTGCTGTCGGATATTACTTATGAGGCTGAGTGAGATTAACTTTAAGTGAAATATAAGCAGTAAATTCACTTAAAGATGATTTATGTGCGTTTGTAGTGCTATCATCTTTGCATAAGCAGAGAGAGGAGGGGACACCGAAATGATGCATTGCCCGCTTTGTCAGACCGCTGCACATGCTCGGTCAAGCCGTTACCTAAGTGAAAAGACGAAAGAGCGTTATCACCAGTGTCAGAATATAAATTGCAGTTGTACTTTCGCCACGCACGAAACAGTAGACAGAATCATTGTAGCACCGGGGGAAACAAAACCAGCTCCACCACACCCAAGCCGAACTAATCAAGGTGTGTTGTGGATTTAA